GAGCCAATCTTTGGTTCTTGGTCAGGCTTTCATTACCTGGCTGTCGGAACTGTGGGAGCTTTTGCGGTCCACTACTGTGTATCTCGCAACAGCTTGCTGGACGAGGGGCGTTGGCTTGCTTCACGTTGGTTCCAGCTTTGGACTCGAGACACTGAAGAAGTGCGAAAGCGCTTCCTCAGCCCTCCTGACCACATTGCGAACATCCTCGTGGAGCCTGCTTCAGACGATTCGTCGGGGTCTGCTCACACTCACCCTGATGCTGCCGCCGGACGATTGCGCGCCCTCAAGTTCGCGATCGCTTACGCGAAGGCAGTAGGCAAGCCGCTGTATTCATACCAATGCAGCACAAGAGACCTTAGGAATAATGTGGCCGGCTCCCGGACGTATTATTTCTATAAAGACTTTGGCACCGAGGTTTCGCGTTTCACCCCACCAAAGGACGCAATCATCTTTCTTTCGGACGTCGATTATTACATGGACATGCCTGCTTTCTTGTATTGGAAGGCAGCCGGTTACCAAGTTTTAATCTACACGTTCACCCCGACCGCGGCCACTCGCACGCGCGGTGAGTACTCGTTCCGTTTCAAGGAGAATGGCCATGTTGAGCACATCATTTCTGGTTCTGCTCAGTATGACCATCCCCTCTGGGACTATGGACGTGATATCATCGTCGCTGATGGGTGGTTGGGACAGGTTGCTTACATCGTTGATAGGCGTCGCGTTGATGAGGATCATAGCCTCATTCTCATGACTCCCAAAGCGGTCCTTGGCCCTGTCAATGGTTTTCTCGCCCGCCGACTCATTAAACAGGAGCCGGAGCTCGGGCGCTTCAACCCTGTTAGGGATGATGGATGGGTTCGCTTTCAAGTCCACTCTAAGCAAGGCGTCTTTAAGACTTTTGCTAAGCTTGGGTCCTTGGCTTGCTCCACCATCCCGGCCGAGATTGACGCCACTCTTTCTATAGTGCGTCAAGAACTCGGATCCGAACTGACGTTGAATATGACTCAGGGATACATTGCGAAGAATCCCAGCCCTGAGGAGTATCAGGCCGTTAAGACCAGCGCTGCCGTGGCCACTTCGTACCATCGGCATGCTGTTGAAAAGCCTGCGCCCAAAGTTTTCCCTGCCCCTGCTGCTGTCCGCGCTTACACCCAGCGCACACAGGAGCAGCACCCGGAAGATGGAAAGGCTAAGTTGACGTCAATCGGCAGCCCGCCTCTTCATGAAGGTTTTACTCCCACTAGTAATAAGACCAATGATGAGGTTGCTGTTGAAGAGCGCATTGAGAAGATCGCCAACCTTAAGGACTTTTCCGCTGAAGACAAAATGTTGGCTGATGAGTTTGTTGAGTTGCTGGTTCCCCAGGCTCTCGTTGGCACTCTGATACCGGTCACGGTTGACGAGGTCCGCCGCCGCCAGAACCGCCCTGCACAACGGGTTAAGCTTCAGAGCTCGGAGTGGCTCCAGTGGACAGCCTCGCCCCCGAACGTCGTGGTTCA